TTATAAATTATTTTAAATTATTTTTTGTACGTATTGATTTTAAATTTCTGTACGTACAATCTTAAATCACATCGTCACCTACATACTTCTGACCTTGAGATGAACGATTGAAGACTACTGGTGCTTGTTTGACAAAAGTGTTATTAGGTTGTTTCTCTCTCTGTTTCCAAGTAGATAGTCTTCTCATCGTATCCCAAGCCTTCTCATTAGTCAATCTCATCTTACCATTGGCTAATGGCTCACTCCAATAAGAATAGAATGCATTACAAGTATCCTTACCATACTTCTCTATTAATGGCTTCATCTGATTGATTAGGTCTTGATGAGTATAAGACTTGAATGATGGTGCTTTAGCACTAATAACTTTATCCTTATCATTATCTTCATCCTTATCCTTATCCTTATCCTTATAGGCTTCTACTTCGCTTTCAATTCGCTTCACTTTCGCTTCTGATTCGCTTATTGTTTGCTTTGTCTTTGGTCTACTTCCATTGATATAGTTAGTATTACCTTTCTCTAATACTGGTCTTATGAGTCTCCATATGGTTAATGATAGACCACTTAATGTAGGCTCAACAAAGTCTAATGAGTATTCAAAGATGGCATTGTATAACTCAGCCTGATTCTCTTTAGGTAGTTCTTTTATTGATTCAAACATTGACCGATAAAAGATGCAAGTATCTCTGCTATTCATAACAATAAAAATACCCTATGAGGACTGAGGTAGTATCGACCTTGATTTTACTCTTAGTCTCTCAGTCACCATAGGGTGAAAAGTTTTACAATACATTCAGGATACTACCTCTGAATGGTGCTAATTTACAAAATTATTTTACTTACTACTTGTTTTTATCAAATCAATTTTAAGGCACTAAAGAGACGATTTAACGAACTTAATATATTTTTGATAGTGCAATACCTTTTTAAAAAGATAATGCTTTTGCCTTATAATCAGTCTGTTACAAATTGATAAATCATTGTCATTTTCTTTATTCTTGATTAAGATATGACTCAATTACCTTGATTGTTTCATCTGCACCAGTAGAAAATAGTGCAGCATAACCTACCTCATTTAATGCTTTTAAGACCTCTGCTTGACGTTCTAAATGCTCATTCGATTTGAGTGAACCATCCTTCTTAAATGGGTTAGCCTTGTCAGTTTTTATCTCAATAAATAGTCCAGCAAAGTTACCTTTAGGATATGCAATGAACAAATCAGGATACCCCTTGATTGGATTTTGAGACCTATGCTTATTTGCCATATAAGGACTCAGGTAGAGTCCAGCAGCAAAATCAAACCTAAAGATTAACTTAGGGTACTTAATGGTTAGATACCTTGCTATGACCTTGTATATCTCTGCTTCTTGACTCATTTAGAAAAAGTTTGTAGTTGTGGATTAGTTGACTTCTTGAATTGTTGGCAAGGTAAAGATAGTAGTTCAGTTCATATACTGGTTGCCATTCAAATCTGTATGACTTAGGGTATATTCTTTCTAACTCTTTTTGTGAATAGGTGACCTCAACCTTTGGTGCTTGGTCTTTAATATCAACACCAGTTATCTTAGACATCTGTTTCTGAATCAGCAAAGTTAACTTATTGTGGTTGATGTCAAGGTAGTTTGCAATCTGTGAAGATGGTAACTCACCAACACACAAGAACCATCTATTGACTGCTATTGTGTATCTCTCTTCAATCTCTTTAAATCTCATTGACTTATCAGTCAGGTATTCGATGTGTTGGATAATTTCAGCCTTCATTAGTTCTATAGTTTTTTATTAGTTCAAATACTTGATAAGATTCATTCTCAGCCCAAGTAATCAATTCTTCTTCATCTGTATGCAAATCAAAACTAAGATGCATCAGTTCGTGCATTACTAATCCAAATGTCTCAATATCAGTATTGCATCTGCTAAGATTGATAAAAACATAATGCTTATCTGATTTTGGGATTAGATTACACCACCCAGCAATGTATGATGATTGCTGGGTGTTATTGTGATTATTGCAGTCTTTAAGATTCAATCCGTGCATCTCATTTACATTGTAGTAAGTGAATATCTCACAAGGATTATAACTTAACAACAAATCATAATTACTCCTTGATACTATCTTCATTGATTACATTATATATCTGTTCATAATACTCACTACCATTGCTATAATTTTCAAGAATAAAACCATTCTTACCTAACCAATACCCATCATTCCAAGCAGATGCAATATGCATCTTTTCAATATTGATATAGTTTTCAATGATGTCAATTACTTCAGGACATTCTCTATTTAATCTTTGATGACTACTGAGAATAAATAATAGACTTTCAATTGTTGATTTACTTTTCATACTTCAAGATTTATAAGACGAATTAAAATGTGATTTGAGTTCATTGATGTTCGTGTCAAGATAACCAGTAATAAGTTTGTATGCATCTGCAATCTCATTATCATTATGTCGATATACTAAGATGCTATCAGATGTACTATTAGTCTTCTTACTTCTTGCAGTCACTCCTATGTAGTAGAAGTTCTTAGGGTCAATACCAGCAATAAGACTATACCATACTGCTTGGATATGATTGTAGTGCTTAACCATATCACTTGCAAATACATCTAAGGTCTTAGCAGATGTGGTCTTGATGTCGGCAATCACATTAAGTTGTTGGTTGTAGATATCGAACATTGCTTTGCCTTCAATAGTATGTCTACCAATTTGGACTTCCTTAATCATTGGGTGTTCATTGATTGCACCATTCATTATCCTCTTTGCTACTGGATGGTTACCTATTGCCTTATGGACATTGTATGCCTCAAGGTTCATCTGTTCAGGGTTCAAATCTAACAACTGATGATGAAGACTTACCCCTAACTCAAGTGCTGCTTTTGCATATGATATATCTCCAGTATAGTGCTTCTTGATTCGTGAGCAAGATAAGGCTGGAAAGTAAACGAATTGGTCTCTTGTCATAACTCAACCCAGTTAGTAGTTACCTCTGACTTGCTTATCTTATACTTACCAGTAGCCTTGAGAAAGTTGATGCACACCTCTTCAGTCAATCCAACATTGTTCGATGGTGTTGGTGTTGGTTTATAAACTGGTAATGGTTGTGTTGGTGCATATAAGGTCTTTGGCTCACTCTCTTTTTTCTCATTAGCCTCTTTCTCTTCATTCAACTTATTAATGGCTTCTACATAGCTATAGTATGCTTTTCTGCTAAACCTTGAATTGAATGATGATATACCACTATAGTGGTCACCTGAGTATCCAGCAAGTTTGCTTAGTTGTATTTTGTTAAGATTGTGAATCAATCTATATTTTTCAAAGAGTTCAATTACTTGATAATGGTCTTTGCCTTTAGTAAAAGAATACATTGCATTACCTCTTCTCATTTTCTTTTCTTCAATTGTAAGTTGTGTGTTCATAGGTTTTTGATTAAAAAGATTTATACTTGAAAGATTTAATTTTCTTGTGCCTGATATTACTATTTCATTTAGTCTCATAATTAACGAATCACTTGTGTCTTGTGGTCGTAAATTTCAATACCATCTATCTTGACCACTCCGCATTTCTCCATTGCCTTAGCAAGTGGTGTTAGCAGTTCTTGGTAATCAAGGCACTCAGCAGCAAACAATACATTAAGTACCATCGACCAATTCACCTCACCACAGATACGAGCCTTCTTAGTTACCCTTATGTTTTTAGGCTGCTCAGTATTGATGCTGATTGATTGGTCAACTAACTGACCAGCTAATGCAGAGAAATCTTCAATGGATACATCTGACAATGCTTTCTCTGATTCAATCCTTAGTTTCTCATTTGCCTCACGTTGCACTCTCTCAAGTTCTTCATTGTATGCCAACATCTTAGTCTTAGCAGATTCGATGTACATCTTGAGTGGTTCAGTTGCTTCTTTCTCCAATTCCATTATTCCCTTCTTGTATGCATCAATAGGAGTGGTTACGTATTTACGCATTGATTCAATCGATTTAACGACCTCATTTGCCAATTTGATGGTATGCTCAGTAATGTCGTAAGATAGTTTATCCTCAACCTTATTTGGGGCATCTTTGATTAGTTGCTGAGTCTTGAGAGTATTTGAATGGTTGATGACTTCATAGAGTGAATCAACCTTGAGTAATAATTCTGCTTTCATAGTCAGTTTATTAAGGAGGGCTATTACACCCTCCATTGATTAATTAAAATGGTAGTTTACTTGGGTCTTCAGAGTCTCCTTGCATCCAGTCAAAATCACTTGGGTTAACTGATTTCTCAATAGTGAATGTAGGTAATGATTCAATCTTAGGATACTTAGCACTCATCTCAGCATTCATATAAGCAATGAACTCATCACTTAACTTAATCTTGTCTTGTACGAAATCAGGTAGACTTCTGAACACATCCATATCAGGTTGTTGAGTAGAGAATACAAGTGCTGGATTAACTGCTGGAGGACATACCATACCTTTAGGAAGTGGTGTGATGGTTTGAACATTGGCATAAGTCTTATCACCACTCTGACGATGAATTACGTTAACCATACATTCTTGACCAATCAATGTGAAGATGTTAAACTTCTTAGCCTCTTCATCTGTTAAGGTCTTACCAAGCATAGACTGAACATCTTTTCTTAGGGTTGACTTCTCGTGCATTGACAAGGTATACATACCTCTTACGTAATAAGGTTGTTCACCTTTGTTAGGGTCAAAGATTGCAGTCTCAAGTGGTAACTCAAGAAGTACCTGAACCTTTCTTTTCTTACCACCAAACTGACCAGTCTGCTCTGTTGTGCCTAAGTCAATGATTTGATAGATACGAGCAAGGTGCATACCTACTGGTGCTATCTTATTCGTGTAATTTGATTCGCCTCCTACTGGAGCATTTAGTGTTGGTAACATAATTGATTTGGATTTATTGATTAAAGATTAAAGTGATTTAAACATTATGTGAGCAGCATCTTCTAACTTAGCTAATGCCTTGTCATATGCCTCTATGTATTCATCTATACTTACTTCAACATAGTCACGATAGATAATAGGTACATTGTGATACTCTTCGTTGTGGAATTGTCTTGCCATTACAGCACAATTAGAATCACATCTTGTGAAGATACCGCTATAGCATCCTTCAGTTACGATTGAAATCATTGAGCCATTAAGATGGTCATAGTGAAAGTAGGTGTTACCTTCTGCAAGTTTGAAAATAGTTGATGTGTTCATAGTACACGAATTTAGGATTGATTGATTAGAAAATTAGAAAAGAAAAAAGTAGGGAGGTCTGAGCCTCCCTTGATTGGTTAGTTGATTGTTTTTGTATATTGAATGTTTCTTGTAGTTAACTCAGCAACTAACATTTGCTCTTGTAAATTCAACATATGACTACCGAAATGATGCTCATATTTGAATAATCCGTTTTGAGTTAAAGTAATATAACCTGATGATGCAAATGTTTCTACGTTAGTACCAGCAGATGTTTCGTAAGTGTAAGTTGTAGTTGTCATTGTGTTTGATTTAGTGAGTGAGTAAATATTTTGTGATTGATTGGTAGGGCAAATGTAAAACTATATTTTGATTCTGCAATACCTCAATCAAAATAAACACATTTATTTTTACTTACATTTCGTAAATGACTGATAATGAAATACAAAACTTTACTATTATTTTATTTGGCTACTCAATCCAATACCCAATAACACACCAACACCTATCTTAAATGCAGTTGATTGATACCACTTGGTTTCTTTCTTGACATAGATATTGGATAGGTTAGTGATTGACATAGTAGGATTATCAATGTGTAATCTAACTACACTATCTGTTTTTCTCAATAACCTATTAATAAGACCATCTCTGAGAGTATCCCCCACAGAATATGTCAAAGTACCACTTGACACGATTGAGTCTATTACAAGGCTTCCTATAGAGTCAATTTTTCCATCAATCGAATACCAATCATTATAATCTGAGAATTCAAGTGGTAGCTTAATGTAATTGGTTGAATCAATTGTGATAGGTTCAGCAAGTTGAATCTTGGTTTTAACTATGGTCTTATACTTAATCTTGACTATCTCTTTAGGATTCCTAATAGCAAGTAATTTAATTGCCATATCTTTTGAATCAATCTCACTTTGATAGTTTACTGCCTGACTTATCAATTGACTTGAATCTGCTAAGTGCTGCACCTTATAACTCTCTACCTCTTCTTTCATCTTACGATAGTCAATAGTCAACTGACCATTAGTACCACAAGTATGAATGAAGATAAGCAGCATAACCAAACCACCAACTAACATAAGAACCTTATCCAATGAATCAAACTTATCTTGTGGCATATCCTCCAATTAACTTAATGAATTTTTCCCACTTCAATTCAAAGCAAGACTTATCTCTTAGATTACTTCTTAGTACATTCTTAGCCACGTATATTGGCATTTGTCTCTCAGTCACATAGTGCTTTACCACAATTAAAAGTCTCTCGTCAGCCTCCTCCTCATCCATAGGTAAAGTACATTCTCTCATAACTGCCTTGTTGCTTTCTTTACCAATGCGTGGATTGATTCATCTAATCTCTTCATTGAATCATCAACCATCTTTAGTAGTTCAGTCTGCTCTGAATCCTCCATCTTACCCTCTTTATCAAGCAGCAACTTAACCACTCCAGCAACTGATGTTAAAGGCTGCCTTAGTTCGTGACTAAGCATAAATCTAAACTCCTCCAGTAACTGCTTTTGCTTCTCGTGTTCGTGGCTGGTGATTGATGTAACATCAGTAATTTGGAATCCTATGAAGTGAAGACTACCAAGTATGGCATAGCAATTCCACAACACCCATCTTAACCCACTATTCTTCTGCTTAGTCCTTGCATAGATTCGAACTGGATTAGGTGATATCTCAATTGCTCTCTTAACTGATTCAACATAATCATCAAGTTCACTATCATCAGTAATGATATCACTTACCTTCTTAGGTTTGATGTGGCTGGAATACTCTTTGAAGAGGTCATTAGAACTAACTATGCTACCTTGATAATCAGATACCACATACAACAAGTCAATAGAGTTAGCTAAGATGTATTGAGTAGACATAGACTAACTTCTAACTATCTTGTTAATCTTACGAATCATCTCAAGCCAATAGAATGTACTTCTATATAGCCATATTGATGTGGCTAATAGCATCAACATCATAACAATTGAGTTTGATAAATCACTATATTGGTAAGGTTGATTCATAGTTAATTCAGTTTTATGTGAAATAATCGGTTTAAGATTCAACTTTTCACCACGAATTAACCACTTAGCATCACAAGGTTGAATGGTATCTGATGCACGAAATGGTATAGATAGTGATGGTTCAACTTCTACCTCATCATTTGCCTCAAAATTAGTCAATAATTCATCAACATATAGTACCTCACCCCATTGATTTTGATAAATAAACATTGATGTGTCACCCATATAGTGATTGATGAACATAAATGGTTCAGGTTGTTTGATTTCCTTACGAGTTATAGTGTAACTTGTATCATAAGTCACCTTATATTGTGATTGGATGGTGTCCTTAACTGCATCAACCATTAGCGCCCCCTTTCTCAGATGGTTTCCACACCCATTTCAAGGTCACTACAGCACCAATGATGTATGCAAATGACTCCTTATCTATCTTCTTAGTGAAAAATAGCCAAAATCCTACAACAGATATGAGTGAACCTATAGTCAAATGCCAGTACACCATAAGTAAGTCAGCTATTTGTTTGAATTTCTTAGGGTCGATAGCCATGTACTACTATACTACTTTTTTAAAGTATAGTTCCACTTCTTTTTGCCTTCTTTTAGTTAATCCTTTCAACACCACACCACCGCCTCTGTTCCATTTTAAGAACTCTAAGGCTATCTTAACATCATTTGGGTTAGCAAGTACCATCTTGAGTAATGTAGACTTACTCAGATTACCTAAACCCACGTTAAAGGCAAATGATACCAATGCATCAAACTGATATTGAGTTAATTTGACTGACCTTGTGTATTTACTTACATAAATATCGTAATCTTCAAGGGTATTAATGAGTAATATTTCAGCTTCTTCTTTATCACGCAATACGTCACCCATCTTGACATTAGATTTGTCAGGATAAAAGCAGGAACCATAGCCAATTGTAGGCACATTGGCTGAACACCTATAAGCATTCAGCCTTAGACCTTCAAAGTCTTTGACCAATTGAATACCAGTTTTACTAATGTTCATCAGTTAATCTCATATTGGAAAATAGCGTGGCAAGTTGCAGACGATACAAGTGAAGTGTCTTCTGATAGCATTGATATTTTGTTATTTCTTACTGAACCATTAATTTGTTCTGTAATACTACTTGGACTTAATGACCCACCTCCATTGGCTGTTGTTGTAGCAATAGGATAAGTAAATTCAAAATCCCCGCTTGAAAGTGTGCTAAAATCAATATCGATAAATAAGTTTATTTGACAAGTTACAATATTCCCTATTCTTAAATAACTTGCTGATGTTAATGTTGCCGCCGTTAACGCACCATTAAAATCGCTAAATGTCGGTGTCCAAGTTCCGCTTTCAAAGTCAAGTAAGTTGCCCACCTCAATCTGCTTTGATGTGCCTTGAGGCGATTCAGATATATCGCTGATGTCAACGATATACAATAGGTCTCCACTGACTGCCGTAGATAGTGGTGTTAAGTCGGTTATTTTTACGCCTGCCATGATGTTATGCTATTAAGTAAGTTCCTTGAATGATGATGTTATATCCAGTATCAGCAGCACTATTAATCATTGAATGAATAATACTTGCTCCATCACTTCCAATAGTATATGAAGTTGCAAGTGAGTTGCAATTTGCTACATTAGTTTTAAATGACATTGAACCAAGAATGTTGGTTGTTGGAGTAAGTCCAGTAGGAGGTGTGAAATATGTATCTCCGAAAAGAATTGGACTTGATACGTTTGATAAACCAAAGTTTATGTTAAAGCTAACAGAGTTTCCTGCTTTGACATAAATAGCTTTAAACAATACCGAACTTTGGTAATCAGTTGTAATCGTTGGAGTCCAAGTACCAGTCTCAATGCTTACAATGTTTCCTAACTCAATGCTCTTTGATGTCCCTTGCGGACTTTCAGTATTATCGCTAACATCGACAATGTATAGTAAGTCATCACTTGAAGCCGTAGCAAGTGGTGTTAAGTCGGTAATCTTTACTCCTGCCATAAGTCAGATATTATTGGGTTGTAGGTTATCAAAGGTAAGAATTTAACCCAATCAAGGGAGGACTGCTCCACTTCTTCGATTGATATTATCCAATTGCCATCGGCATCTTGGATTGGGTTGAAGTAATTATCAGCAACATACTCGACACCATCGAGCCATCTTGCTTGTTGTTCAGTAAGTAGATGGACTTCCATTATAATTGACGGGATAAGGTGGTTTGGAACGCTTGTACTGATGTTCTAAGATTGCTTACTTCAGTATCACTTAATCCCGAACTAATATAAGCAAATCGAAATTCTGAATTTACAAAAGATGGAATGTTTGCCGTTCCATTATTGTTAACCGTTCCAAGATAAATCGGAAGATTTGCTAATGTACCACCTGAATTTAGATTTCTAATTAAAGAACCGTTTTTATAGTTTTTTGTTGTTGCAGCAGCAGTCCTATGAGAATCAAAACTACCACCTCCACCAATTATAGTAGTATTAATATTAGCACTATTTAATCTTGATGCCATAACTATTGGAGTTATTGCAATCAAACTGGCTTGTAAAATAGTTATTAAAACACCTATCTGAACAGGGTCAGCTCCGCTAACTGTTCTTTCTGTTATGTACATACCTAATCCATTATTGTTAACAGATTGAGTTATGCTTGGAGTTAAAAATGTGTTTGCATAGCCATTCGTTCCATTAGGCATTGCACCATTAGCTGAATGAGTCCATCCACCGACAAAGCTAAGTCTAAATGCGGCATTGGTGTCAAGTGGATTCTTAAGATTGTACTTATGCGTTGTAGCTGTTCCACCTACCATAGGATAAATGGCATTACACTTCGCCCAAGTACCGTCTGCTTTCATGGTTGTTACCAATGTGCAGATGGCTGATGTGATTGTGGCATCGGTTATTCCTGCTGCTGATAGGAATGCAACTGCATCGGCATCGCATCCACCATAAGAATATGGGTTGACTAAGAAACTCATGCGTAGTTGCCTATTAACATTACTTTTAATCCTTTCGCCGTTCCATTTCCAATCTGGTCGATGTCGATTGTAATCTCGCTATCATCGGCAAGAGCCGCATCGCTTATCACTGGAGGAGTGGCAGCCGTTGTACTTGTTAATTCTGTATTGTCTATGGTCAACTTTGTGCTTAAAATTGATGTACCACTTTCATTGATGTCAACGGTAAAAATATTACCACTTGCTTGAGCAGTTGTGAGTGATGCTCTAACTGATGTTAAAGTTACTGCTCTTGGCATTCTAAAAGTAATCTTAGCAGTACCAGCAGTTAATGCAGTAGTTTCATCAGATGCTGCTATAACTAACTCAAATGGTGTAGCAAAGTTACCGCTTCCAAGAATGCTTGTTGAATTAATTGTCTTAATGTTAGTACCACTAACAAGTGCATCTTGTTTACCATTAAAGGAAGTCCAATCAGATGTGCTTAATGCACCTCTGTTGGCAGCACTTGCAGTTGGAAGGTTAAAAGTGTGCGTTGCTGTTGTTGATGATATCGCAAAGTCAGTGCCTGATGTTCCAACTGCGAGGTATTGCGTGTTGGCTGTTAGTCCGTTCAATGCTGATATGCCTCCTGCGAAGTTAGTAATCACTTGACATAGATGGCTGTCCTGCGTGTGCATGGTTATTGTCCTGCCTCCTACTGAGTTGACAATGTACACTCTTAATGCAAGCCTGTCCGTTACAAGTAGCGTTGTTTGTGGTATGGCAAGAGAAGTCAAGTAAAGGTCAATGATTGTACCCCCTGTTATCGCCTCAGGTACTAATGAACTATTGGCGATTGTGGTGAATGTGCTACCGTTGTACTTCAACAACTCAACGTAGAACGCTGGAGTGCCGCCAGCGGAGGATGCAGACATGAATATCTCGAAGTTCCAATTCCCTGCTGGTATCTCTAATCGGTTCGGGTCATTGGCATCTGTCAGCCATTGGCTAATCAACCCGTTTCCTGCCTTAGTGAAGTCTACGTTAGTTCCTACCACCGCAATTTGACTCATCTGAAAGTATGTGGCTACCGATGCAGCAGTACCCCCGTTCAGGTAGTAGCTAACAGCAGAGCCACCACTTGCATTGCTTGGTAGAGTTGCAAGCTGCCCATCTCCTCTGATGTACTGAGTTGCAAGCCCTGCCGCTGCAACAGCTAATGTTCCGCTTGTTGTTATTGGGTTGCCAGTGACAGAGAATGCAGCAGGCATGGTGAGGTCGACTGAGGTAACAGTTCCCGTTGGCAAAGTCGGAAATGGTGTAGGAGTTCCTAACCCATCTAAGTAGTCAGTAATTGTACCCGTTGGTACATTGAACTTACCATTGAATGTATCCCAATCTGTTTGACTAAGATAACCATCAGTTGAGGTAGATGCTTGACTAATGCTTATATCAGGATTAGTACCACCACTTGAAGATATAGGTAAGGTAGCAGTAACATCTTCTACAATAGTTGCTGGTAGTATTGGAATAGTAGGTTTATTAAGAATCTCACTTACACCACTTGTTGAGTTCCAATCACTATTTACTTGTGCTGCTGGTATTGTAGGTTTGTTTAATACCTGATTGTTACCACTTGTTGCATTCCAATTAACTGGTCTTTCAATGGTTTCAAATCCAGCACCAAGATTAGTCCAATAAGTAGTATTTGTAGGTAATAATGAATCATTGTTAGCAATGCATCTGTAGATATTTCCATTATACCATACAACATTACCTACTACATATTGATTACCAGTTGATGTAAGATGGTCAGTTGAGAATGCAATAGCAGTTTTTATACCACCACCGCCACCACCACCAATTGCTATTAATGGGTCAGCAGTTGTACCATTGCCAATGATGGTCACACCATCTACTGCTACCTCAGTAAGACAAGGTGTGCATGGTTGAAAGTCGGGTAGTGGAATGTCACCCGTTGCGCAAATATCGTAGCAGCCATCTTCACTTGCACTAACTACTGCCACATCAACATCAACTGCAACACAAGCCCATTCATAGTTAGCAGTCAATGACTTAATATCATTGACATAACCATTAGGTATTACCTCATATTGTATAACACCTATAGCTACCTTAAAGTCAGGGTCAGTACCACTTATCAATCTGTAGATACGTGATGCTATCCAATCTTGACTATCTTCACTATCACAAGGTAGATGTGACTTTCTTACTACTGCATAAGCCGTTAATGGAAATGTAGTTTGATACAATGTTTTACATCCACTAACCTTTAATGATTCTGTTTTAACAACACTAACCTTACCACGTTTCGCCCAAAATAGAGTTCCTTGTTTAGCATCGAAATTAGTTACTACTTCTGCTTGACCATTACCAATATAATGTACCCAAGCCTTTTCATTACCATTGGCATTTAGTTCACATAGTGGGTAGATTTGGTCAAAGATATTAGCAACTTCTACCCGTTGGTTTAATCTCTCTATTATCGTTTTAAGTAGGTTCATTTCAATAATTCGTTTATGACATCAACAACATATTGACCATGTAGTTTTAAGAACTCTTCTTCTTCCATATCAGTAGGTTGGAAAATTATACCATACCCTTTAAAGTTTCTATTACCTAACTCTAACCCTTCTGCTTTATCTACCTCTGAATCGGGCAATGTTACACTAACTGAAAGACCATCTTTAATTACTTCTGATTGTAAGAATCCACCTTTTAAATTACCAGTTAATTGCAATGGTAAAGTAGCAGATGTCTTAGTCTTTAGTTCAGCATAACCACCAGCAAAGTATAATGACTTAATTGGTTTACCTTTCTTAGTTTTTCCTTTGCTATCAATAGTTGATTTACCAAACTTGAATGATGCTGGTGCATTTCTCAGTGAATTAGGGTCAACATAGATAGGTGTTGTTGAATAGGAAAATGTTGGTAAACTTTGCATAGCAGTATTATATCCACCACTATTACCTTTGCCAAATATACGTTTGAACATTACCCTCTTTAAGTTTGTACCAGCACGATACAAAGGTTTAAAATTGGTATTCCACTCTTTATTAAGAGCATCCATACGTGCGTTCATTTCCTTAATGGTAGGCATCAGGGTAGTGCAGTTACGTACTTGTAATTCTTGTTACAATCAAAACAATGTCTATCGTCAGGCAGTCTCATGTTATTTAACATTGCACTTAACTCTTCATTGTATCTTGTTGCTGCTATATCACGTGCTTGAGTTATGCCTTCAACATTAATTGATACAGATGTATTCACTCTCTTGTTTGGTGCAATTGTAAGAGCATAATCATATATTTCAATAGCAGTTGAATATGCTAAAGGCATAGCCATTAATCCACCAATAGAACATAACCAACTTTCTCTATCACAATTCACGTTATATACAAATGACATACCCTGAGTATACTTCTTAGATAATGAAGATAACACATTGAATCCATCAGTAGTTAATTCAATACCTATCGCATCTACGAATGGGCAAATGTGAGCCTCTTTCAATCTACCACCACAATCAGTACAAGCACCTTTCTTGGTAATCATTTTGGTAGTGTCATATAGTGACTCATAAACAAATGCCAAATCTAACTTACGTCTCTTTGCCTTAAATGTTCTACCAATGAACTCTTCTACTGCCTCTGATTGATAATCAAAAGTATCAATCAATTTGAGGGTAGCCATATCAAATACCAATATCTCTACTGGTGTAGCCATTGTATAGATGTCAATCTGTAATTGAGATAAGTAGAAGTTTAAGAATGATGTATTGTTTGGGTCAATCTTAACACGAATACCAGCATATCTACCAGCACCAAGTGCAAGGTCAATGTTAGATGCATTAGTTAATACCTGACCAATTCTTTTATTTTCAATGATAGTGTCTGCTTTCATTGTAGCTTGAAGACGAGTCAGTATATCACTACTTAACTTTCTCCAAGCAAAGGCACGTTTACCTTCAAACAATTCTACACCAGTATTGTATTGGTCAGTTATTAATTGACCTAACAGAGTCGTGTTAATGCCTAAATCATCTATATACAAACCAGTAGTTGGTTCAGATAATTGGCAGCCTTTCAAACCTAATAGTTTTTCAAAGCACATATTTTAGTTTTTTCAAAGTTATAAAAAAGGGTGGGCATTTAAACACCCACCCCTCAATTTATTGTGATAGTAAATTGTCACCATCTTGACCCAACAATTCATCTAAGTTCTCACTCAGTAGAAATTGTGGGCTATCTATGGGTTTACAATTGAAACACAATTCACATAGTTAACACCAGCAAATTTATCTCCAGCCTCGTAGATGTCAGTTGGTAAAGTAACAATCTTACCAGTAGCAGTTACGATAACAGATAAGTTACCACAATCATCTTTTAATGTAAGGTCAACTGGTACACCAGCAGGAGTGAATGCAATTGTACGTGAGTAACCAGCACCAACAGATGGTGTAAAGTTTGAATTCCACTCAGCCAAATTGTAAGATAACCATTGGATTGCTCCAGCAGTAGTTACCAATGCTTTAGTTTGACCACCTTGTGCAGTTGCAACACGAGCATCATAAGCAAAACCAAAACCATTTTGTTGAGAGATTGCTAAGATATCAATACCACTTTGTGAGCAGCATCCAGCCTTAACAGCATTAGCATATCTCTGCATTGCTGCACCACCAAAAGCAATTGGTGCTGCTGGGTAGTTAGCCATTGCAGTTGCTTGAGTAATATCAGCAAGTGCAAATGGGTTAACATCATTAGTACCATTAATAGTATTTACTTCTAAGCAATCACCAGTCACAGTGTAGAAACCTTCAACATCAGTACCCCAGTTACCGATTGCAGCAACTGCTTGTGCAGCAGCAACAGATGCAACTTTTCTATCAATTACATCCATAAGGCGCATAACTGATTCAAGAAAGTATACACTATTATCTTGGCAATGACGAGCAATATCAGCACCTGAAATTAATTGGGATGCTTGATAAGTGTCAGTAGTCTCTAATGTGTAGGTCTCAGTTGAGTCACCATATACATTAGTAGCAGTACAATTACTAATATCAGCAGCAGCAAGAACTTCTGATTCGGGTAGACGTTGAATCCATCTTGCTTCAACGGTTCTCAATTTTCCGTTTCCAGTAGAAACTTCTTGACGGATTAATTTAACATTTTCAGGTGAGTTAAGATACTCAAGAAAAGGTAAAGACTCACGTTGACCTACCTCAATGAAGAGTTGACCAAGTGGCATTTGAATGTTTGGACATTCTGAAAGTATACGAGAAATTGACATTGTTAGTCGATTTATAAAGTTAGTTTTTGTCTCATTAAAGGTTGAGATGTTTACCTACTTTTTGGTATCGAGTTAGAGTCACGATTGACTACTTTGTCTTTTTGCGTGGTAAAGATAATACTTTTTTTAATTACCAAACATAACAAGGTCTACTTCCGTGCAAGGGTAAGTAGATAGATAATGAATATCTAACTGACCTCTTAGTAACCTATCCGTGTACCCCTTTTCTATATTTGAGGTGCTAACCTTGTCTCAACAATCTATCTAATGTTAGTCTTTATAAGTAACCCAATTAACTACTAAGGGATTGATACCCTCTTGCACTTGGTCGATGTTGACACCTTGTAAGTCATTGCATCTACGTAGCCATTGTTTGTTGGTCTCTTTAACGTAGTTTTTGATTGGTATTCCTACCCTATACTCAGGTCAGTTCGTAACGTATCAACTGACTCAGTAGGACTTAGTAAAAATAAAAAAGCCCTGACTGGTGCGACAATCAAGACTTTTAAACAAGGTATTTTATTTCCCTCAAAGTTCTTTACGATAGTCGCACCCATCTGTTACAAAGATAAAAAATAAATTAATACCACAAAAAAAAGGGTAACATTTCTGCTACCCTTCCCCCATTTACTTAATCTTCGCATAAAAAGTAAACCACTATGAACACTCAAAGATACTAAATTACATACCTAAAAAACGTGGGTTGACTGATTTTGTTTTGTTAGTTTGAACTGGTTCAATTGCTGGGATGTATGCACCTCTTTGATTAATTGGTTTGCCTTGATGTACATTTTTTTGTATGATACCAGCATCAGTAGCTTCTTTTAAAAGTACATCTGAGATACCTAAAAATGAACCAGCCTTTGCAGTTGACTTTAATCTTTCTCCACTCTTCTTATCCTTTACAATTGCATTACCATCATCTTCTAAATCTATCACATACTTTTCTGCAATGACTGATTTAAACCCCCTAAGAGTAATGTCAGATACAGATGGGTCAATCTTGATAGCAGTAAGTTCTTTCTCAAAGATGTTATTGATGGTTGACACCTTAGTCTCTTCTTTGACTTTAGTCTTATATGATTCGAACTGATTCATTACATCTTGCCTTGCAGAATCCACATCATTGTGTTTCTTTTCAAGAGACTTATACTTAGACTCCCATTCTTTGATTAAGGTCTCTGAGCCGTTACCTGATGCTCTTTTCTCCCACTCCTCACGTTGTGCTTCAAAGGATTCTTTAGCACGTTCTGATGCGCTCCTAAGTACCTCTTCTACTTTCTTATCTTTAAAGTCATCTTCTGTTAGTACAATACCAAATGGTTCAAATGCCTTACGTGCTACGTTGGTAATGCTACCAGTTACACGACCTATCTTAGAAGATAGTTCCTCACTTTTTATCCATTGTGCTGTAAATTTTTCCTTCGCTTCCTCTATTGATTCTGCGTTTTCGAGATTTAGGAACTTTACCAGTTCCAATGCTTCGTTCTCCTTCATTGTTATTTGTATTTAGTTCAATTGGTTTAAGTTCTAATTTGCGACCACCATTCATAATGAGTAGTTCAGCAACCATGTTAGATACCTTTTTGATATCCCCATCAGGTGTTACTATTACGTTCATTTGGTAAAGATAATAATTTTTTGATTGTGTTATATTGGTTTAAAACCTTCTGCTTTTGCTCTTGCCTTTACAGAATCATCTACCATATCTGATTCAATTGGTAATAAGTAATGTCTACAATTCCACCCACCAACAAAGGTGAATATACTCTTAGCATCAGTACCATCAATTCTACCAGCCCAAGTACCATCTTCAATATCGTCAATACCAGCAGAATTTTCACCATTACCCCACTTTTCTATTTCTCCCTTATGGAATACTTCACCCTCACGATGTTGACAGAATGGTCTTGTAGTAGGAATCTCACCACCAAGATATTCAAAGTAGATAGCACCAATGGTTTCATTTACCGCTGCTGAATAAGACCTATCAGCAACCGCTTGAGCCGTTAATGCAGTAGTCTTAATGTGTCTCAATAACAAACCTTCATTAGCATCAGTACCAAGTATAGTACCTTGTAGTGCATTAATAGTATCTCTTAGTGGCGCACGTGCTGATATGTTAACTACTAATTGTTCTAAGAATGGTTGAGTAACATTGTTCTTTAATCCACTACCAATGAAAGTATCAATAGCATTGGTTTTAGATATTTGAAGTAGCTTAGTCTGAGCAGCCGTTGGTTCAAATGCTGGGTCAAACTTTTGAGCCACTTCATTAGATAACACCACACCTTCATCAATAGAATTAAGAAAGGTTTTAATAACTGCTTGGTATTCCTTACCAGCTAATGCCTCATTTAACTTATCTGCAATGATTCCAATACGTGCTATGTTGTTATCACTCTGTATGATGTTACCAGTAGAATCTACTTCTAAGTCATTGATAACTGGTAGCAGTTCTTTCCATATTTTTAACTGAACTCTCTCTGTAGCAGTACCCATCTTATCAGGTGTGCTATCAAAGAGTTTTATTTTCTCCTTAACTATATCACTAAGCGATGCCACTCAATAGATTTTGTTGTGCTAATTGGATAGGGTCAAGTACCTCACGAACTTTGCTAACTGCTGCTTCTCTTAGTTGAACTATTTGGTCTTGCATAGGTTGCTCAAGGAAGTTTTCATATTCTGCATTAGGTACAAATGTACGTATCAATTCCATCACAAGTTGAGGTGCTGATTGATGTAATACATCTTGCCATTTCTCAATAGTACCTAATCCAAGTCGTGCAACTATATCTGCTTGACCCATCAATAAGAGTTCATCAGCATTCATTATCAATTCATAGACCGCTGCACTTTCATCATCAGTATAGTTGATGGCTTTGATGTAATTATATACATTAGCATAAGTTACCGCTGGAGGTACACCAGCCGCAATACCTTCCGATATAACTGCAAGGTAATCACTTGGAGTAGATATGTCAAACGAAGTAGGATATACCAAAGTAACACCCCCAAAGTATTCGCCGTAACGCATCTGACCAATAGTGTTAAGCATGAATTCATACATTCCGAATAGTTGGTCAGAGATAGGTTTAACAAACGCATACAAGGCTCTCATTTTATTGAGTGAACCAGTAGCAGTTGATGCCTCACCAATAGTACCAGCAGCATCACTTGAAGGTAGATGAAGTACACTCCTTGACTTATCCATCTGAGTATTAATCTCAGTTCTCAAGAAAGTTAAGGTATCCATTGGTGGACTTACAAACTTCATATAGTCTCCACTCAATCCACTATCTCCCTCACTCATTGATGTCTTAGGTTTTACAAGTAGCATTCCAGTTGGACTAAATCTACTCTTTACACCAGCACCACTACAACTTCCACAAGTTCTATACCCACCACCAATAGGGTCAAAGATTTGACCATTGTCACATCTGTTACCCTCTCTATCTACAAACTCACAAATCTCACCCAATGCAACCATAAAAGGAAATGCAGAGGTAGCCTTTGACATCTGTAAGTATGATTCATCTAATACCACTTGGTCAAGTAATGGTACTGCCGTGATAAATGGAGATTGAAAGACCAATTCATTATTAACTAACAAAGGTGTACCCATCAACTTACGACATGGTACATAGCCTAAGTCATGCTGAAAGTAAACAACTGGTTCACCAAAAGTCATATCACTTTTCTTACCTACTTGTTCTATTCTCCAAATGTTAACATCGTCAAATAACTCAAGTATGATTCCTGACTCTTCAACCTTGCTACCTACCTTAACATAACTATTATCTTCATCAATCACTAAGTACCATCTACCATATTCTTGACCTACGATACGTTTGCAATTATAGTAAGAAGGCATTGGTTTAATTAGGTTGTTACCAATCAATACCTCTTCACCATTATCATCGTCTTCAATATCAAAGTCTTCAGGTTCAATGGCAATGATACCATTAGGGTCAATCAACTTTAGAGTAGGTAACATTGATTTTACAAATGCTTCAACACTACCAAACTTTTCTATCTCTTCATTAATGAATCTACTAAACGTGTCCTCACCGAATCGTTCATCTGTTTCGGGTCTTACATTGATTGACCAGTTTTGGTCAGCAAATGCACGTGAGATAGTAGCCTTGAAATCTTCAAAGACATTAAGAGTAGTAGCTTTGTAATTAGCTTTGATGTACTCATATTGTGCCTCTGTTTGATTAGGACTTCTAACAGATAGAAGATGGTCAGGGTAGACATCAGCACGAGCATGAGGTAAGATTGAATCATACATCATTGCAGAGAAATTGTAACCATCCCAGTATTCAGGGTATTGATACATTCCTACTCTTCGCTTAGATATAGGATTGGTCATTGACCTTGACTTATCATTCTCGAATGCCTTATGTTTATAGGCAAACTTTCTGACTATCTTATTTACCTCTTCTATAGAGAGTGCCATTATGCTACTGATTTAGGAGTTGTAGTATTAATGATGTGTGAGCCACATGACTTAGAACGACAAAAAGTAGGTTTCATAGTTTTAGTATTTAGATATTAAAGATATACCACGACCTTCAGGTGTGTTTAAAGTTGTTGTGTTGTACTTATACAAAGCAGCATAGTCAACAATTCTCTTAGGGTCACTTAAATGAATTGTATCGTGGTAAGCTATTACACCACCACGTGCTACTAACTTTTCTACTAACTTAAACTCAGGTAGTATTGATTCCCAAGAATGGTCACCATCAACAAAGATTAAATCAAAGTGGTTAGATGGTAGCTTACTTAATTCGTTATGTGAGTTACCTAATATAAAATCAATTGACTTACCACCCTCTGCCATATATAACTTAGTTGCATCTGTTCTATAATCATTAATGTCGATACCTACATATTGACCACCCTTAGGTAGTGCCTTGATAAGATGTTGTGTTGTTTCACCTTCAAAGACTCCAATCTCAAGAATGGTCTTATACTTTGACATTGTAACTAATGATGCTAAAAACTTACCAACTTCATCTTCTGAGTTCCAATCGTGCCGTGCAACCTCTGTGAATGTTTCTGTCGTAACAATATCTTTTTCTACTTTATTAGTTTTTACTTTCGGTTTTTTGGTAGATATATCTTTCATTTCTTTGGTTTCTTTTTAGTAGGCTTATACATTTTTAAAATTATTTGTTAACGTATTTTTGACCAATAATTCTATCTATGTGAAATTGATGTACTTTCTTTTCTGATTTCATCATTACTTTTAAAAGTCTCTCAAGCCATTCTGTGTAGAACCTTGATGTA